ATGAATAAGATAATAGGCTTGGCAGTGTTGCTGTTTTGTTTGAGTGGCTGCGTAAGGGATAATGATGCTATTTATTATCCGGTTGGCAACGTGGATGTGGAAAGAGGCGGTCCGGCTTTGGAGGCAGGAAAGGGAGATTTGATAGCCCGAAGTTATAATACCGAAGATTATGTGTTGGACACGCTTGCGCAGTATCCGGGTGACCCGACTCTCGGTAAACTGACATTTATGATTAACCTGAAAAATCAGTTGGCGGATCAGGAAGTAGATGGATTTAATGGCGTCGGCCGGTCTAAACTAACGATGAGCCTTGGATATAAAGACGGTAACTATCCGGTAGAAAGTCAAGTCCCTGTTTATACCTCGTCTGATGTGACTGCCAGTTATGCAATCAAACTCCGCTTGAAAGGGGAATTGACCTTGACGGGAGACGAATGGATGATTGACTATGTGTATGCCCAATTAGCGGGCTTATTCCAGCCTTATCCGCCTACGTCTTTCCCGGAAGTGTTTATGTGTAAAGGAGGTGAGCAACCATTCGCTACTTTCGATTCTTTCCGTAGAACCTGGACGTTTGATATAACCTATGATCGTTCCAACCTTTCTTTCAGCCAACTGTATTTCAACTTGTTCGTAAACCTGGCTGGGCAGAAGAGGGAAGAAAGAGTCCGGTTGAGAATAGATAAAGAATCTTACTTTGAGATCTATAAAGAAAAAGAGGAAATGTAGTTTAGCTGCATTTCCTCTTTTTCTTTGTAGGTAGGTACATTAATGGGATAGCACGATAACTATGCGAGATGAAAATTTGCGCAAAATTTGCATTTTTCTTTTGAAAATACCTCTTTATATCGCTTAAAAACGATATTTTGAGATAAATATAAGGCAATAAAAAAGCCCCTTACTTGTTAGTAAGAGGCTGATAATCAGATAGTAGTGGGTACGAGAATCGAACTCGTATTACATGCGTGAGAGGCGTTTTTGTACACCATCTAAAACGCTTATAACTAATATCTTATAATATTTATAAAATCTATTTGCACCGAATTTGCATTAAAAAACGGTACTCATGTCCTTTCTTATAAATATCACCTCTTATATTTCATCTTTATCAAAGAACGTCTTCAATACAAAGTTAATCAATCAATCAGAAATAGCAAATATTATTTGTTTGAATTTAAGCTATCTGTTTCTAGTTTATCCGGCTAATAGTAAACATACTATTATGACAGATGAAGAACTAAGAGCATTTTGCTTAAAGCAAGCTATTCAAATCATTACTCACAAAGAACAGCCTCGAACCATGGGCTTTCAAAATACAGATAGTATATACTTATTTGAACTTACTGAAATCCTTTTAGAGTATATCAAAACAGGAAAACAAAATTATGTACCCGTCTATTTGAACTACTTCAAATAATCTGCGACTATTGCAATTATAGCTATAATGGCAGATGCAATGCTTGTTATTATAGCTATATTTACGCCTGTTCGTTGTCTTTTCCTCTCCTTTTCTTCTCCGCTAAAGAATCCGCGTCTTCCTAATTCAAATCCTTTTTCGTTTAAACCATAATATCGGTTTTTCCCGTCGCCGGAGAAAGTTCCATAAAATCGCATGACGTAATCAACCGCGTTATCGGTAGTAGCTTTTCTTTGATCCTCTGTCAAATCATCAGCATTTATAAGACCCCCTTTGTCGTAGGCGATTTTTATAATTTCTTCTGCGATTATTTCTGTGTTATTCATATTGTTATTATGTTATAATCCACGGAGAAATATTATTATATCTATTGCTTTATATCCTTCTATTTTTAACAATGCTTTCAAATAGGATTCTTTCTTTTCCTCTTTCAATACTCTTTTCAATTCATTGTTATTAACTGATCGCATAGCTTCTCTAGCCTTTAATATACATGCGTTTATTGCATCTGAATAGTTCTCAATATATGGCTTTTCTATTATATCAGATATGACGTCTAAATAACGAAGTAAAGCGTTTTCAAATTGACTCTTAAATAAAAAATTATCTCCTTGTATGAATAATAATGACGTCATTATTTCTGTTTGGCTTTTTTCATTTGCTTTTTCAATGTATTCTATCATTTCTTTTTTGGTAACATTGATACTCTCCGTTAAAGAATCGCTAGTTTGTTTTACTTTACCATCTATCTTCTTATCTATTGCAATCACATTCCAAATCTGCCATCCAATTAACATCGTCACTAAAAGCGATAAAATCCCTACTATCACCCCGATATAGTCTATACCTAACTCCGGCGCGGATGGTAACGAAACGCAAATAGCAACAACGCTACATATAATCGCAGCGATTGACAAACAGTTGCTCCAATATGATTTGATTCGGTTTTTCATGTTTAGATGAATTAATTTGGTTTATTCATTGGAATCAGCTTTCCATTTTAAAGAAGTCTTCAAAATTTCAGATTCAGAACCATTCCATTCATGCTTATATTGAATAAACATAAATGGAGCATTTGATAGAGTTTTAAATGTGTACGTTCTCATCCTTGACTCTCCGGGGAATAAGTCGTTAAAAAATCCAGTTTGGAACTCTCCTTTGGTGAATAAATTGTAGTACGCCTCAAAGCTGCCCTCTGGTATTATATCCGATTTAGTATTGTTTTTCAAAGTGTAATCTATCTTGTAATATGTAGTTCCTTGATTGTTGTTTATTATGTCTATTGAGTTCATTGTGACTGTCATATTGTCAGGTGCTAAATATTCTTTCCTAAAATCCAAATAATCAAACTTATCTTCGTCATTGGGGTTATTAGATTCAATAACTCTCCCTGTGTTGTATAAAATCTTATATGTATACTTTACTACTCCATCTACAGTGGTAAGGTCATAGCTTGCTATTATATTGTCTTCTTCAAATGATAAATGTGAACTGTATGAATTATAATAGGGTAACTGTGGATAAAACTTCCAAGTTTTAGTAATGTCAGCCGTATTTCCCTTTGTTATGATTGCATTATTTGCAGAAACAAAGTTTGTTTCGTCTTTCCAGATAGTATTTCCATATGGCAATTCCATCTCTCGTTTTGATTGAATTATATTTCCATTATTTGATATTTGTGAGAACCATAGGGTTGCGTTAGGGTTTAGAGCAATCTCTTCTTTGTCTATTCCACAAATAAAACAATTATCATATACATTAATATATGAATATAAATACCTGTCCAATACTTTTATAAAAATTGCAGATCCGTCATCTTGTGATAGAATTGTTGGAAACATAGTTTTAGCCATAGAAGTTGGGCTGTCATCTTCTCCGACAACACATCCTACAACAATATTTCCATTCGATAATTCTTTGGGTAGATATGCCCATGAATAATTCTCATTTTCGGGATGTGTATTATTTTCCCATATCAAGTCCCCTTTTAAATCATATTTTGAAAACCAAAAAACTTTATTGATTCCTGCATTTCTTGCACCATAAAGATACTTATACCCTTTGCTATCAATAAAAACTTCATTCAAAGTATTGATTGTTTGTGCATTTATGACCTTACATCCTGTAAGTCTATATATTTCTTGCGCTTTTTGATATGCTTCGTCTGTTGCTTGATTGCCGCTTTCTGATTCGCCCTGCTCTTCTACTATTCCTTTCCCACATGAACACAGACAAAAAACGAGAAAAAATACAGTTGAATATGATAATAGCTTTTTCATGTTGTTTTGTTTTTAGTGATTTATAATATGTTTTTAATTGATAAAATATTCTCCACAATAAAAAGATGAATAATTTCCCGTTTCGGTAAATCTATATCATCATAGTCTGGATTCTCACTACGAAGCAGGATTAAATTATCTGAATCCTTAGGATGTCTACGAACTCTTTTTATAAGCCTGTATTCGTTCGTTATAATTAAATACACCTGTCCGTAGTTGAAATAATCCCAACTCTCAATCTTTCTAATTACTACCCTGTCGCCCGAAGCTATTAGAGGTAACATACTATCGCCTGTAGCGAATATAATCTTTGAATCCGGGTTTATCTCCGGCGCGTCTATACTTCCTATCACTTTTTCGTCTGTAAATTCTATATCTCTACCATTTAGCCCGCAGGTTGCGTCTATGTCGTATATTAATGCTCCTTTTCGTTTTGTTTCGCTTATTGCAGATTCGGAAATCTCGATTGTTTTTTGTTCTCGCTCTGCATTTTTAATCATTTCTCCTTTATCTCGCAGAAGCCATTCGGTTGACATGTCACCGTATACTCTACTAATTTTCATTGCAATATCGGCGGATATACTTTTGGTCTTTCCCCAATATCCCTTAGATAATCCAGCTTCTGCTTCTAATCTATATACACTAATTCCTTTATAATCAATGTATTTCTGAATTTTTTCTTTTATAGTCATACTGTCGTCTACTAATAAAGGTTAATTAATAGAATATAGTCTACTAAATATTTGCATAGTAGAGTATAGTCACCTATCTTTGTCGCATCAAAGTTAATCAATCAATCAAGAACTAACAAATAAAAGTATAGAATTATGAAAGCAGGAATGAGCGATAAAGAAAAAGGCAATACGATAACTCAAATAATGGTTAGCATGAAACAAGCCGCTTTAGCTGAAAACAAACCTTTCGATGAAGGTATATTTTTCGACCTCGCATTTATGAGCGATGAAGAGTTATTGAGAATTTCAAAACTTTGCGGCATTAAATAAGATAACAAAAAAAATAACTGGCGGGGCGAGAGCCCTGCACAATATAGATAATAATGGAAATAGGAATGATCGGAGACGTAGAATTTAAAAAAGCAGGAAGCGAAACGGTATGTTGTGTTAGCTTGATTAATACAACAGCCGGACAAAGATTCTTAGCGTGTACACTCGCTAGTAGTAAGACTTTCAAAACGTTCAAGGGCGCAGAGAAATTTATGAACTCATTCGGTTATCAGAAGATTTAATATTAATCCGTGCCCTTCGGGGTTACATAATAAATACGATTATGAAAGCAACTAGCACTTTAACCAGAAAGACAGCCTTAGAGATATTAATCGAAAGCCGTGATAAGAACGCCATTAATGCATTAATTTCGAAAAAAGAAATAGCATTAGAAGAGGCTGTTAATAATGCAGAATGGTATGCAAGTCTCGGGCTTGACGGAATGGCAGATAATGAAGTAGCAAGGCAAGAAAAATTAATAAGAGATATAGAGCGATTGAAAGCAGCTATTTAATATTAATCCGTAGCCCTTCGGGGCTACATAACACGATACACGACAATGAGACGAAAAAGAAACGAATTAACTGCCCTTTTAAGGGGGATGCAGCCCGGGGAAACAATGACCTTCCCTCGTTCTAAAAGAAATTCAGTTAGACCGACCTGTACAAATCTAAAATATGACGAAGGTCTACTGTTTACGACGGAAACCGATAAAGATAATCTAATTGTTACACGATTGAATAATGAACAATGGGACGAACTAGAGTAACCGGAAAAGTTGAGCCAATAGTGAAGAAGTGGCTTAGTAAAGACGAAGCAAAATCCTATATAGGATGCTCGGATGATTTTTTGAGAACGTTACGGGAAAAAGCTCTCATTTCTTTTTCTCAATTTGGAAAAATGATCTGGTACGATTTATCGAGTATAGATAGATTCATACAAAGTAATAAGGTAGTATAAAACAAACACCATGTTAACACTAAAACAAAGTCCCGCCGCTATTATCTTAATGCTTTCAGCGTGCAGCCTTGCAGAAGGCGAGCCGGAGCCGGGCAAATTAATTATCGCACTATTGATCGTATTTATAACGGTTATCTACGTGCTAGTCTGTAACTATCTAAACGTGAAACGACATGGCGGCGAATCCTCAATGTATCGGTAATTGCCGAATTTGTACGGTTCTTGGCGCGTGCCCTGCTGATACTCTAGTTTGCGAAGATTGCGGCGAAGAGATCGAACCGGGCGAAGAGATAGAATTAGAGGTCGAAACGTACGAACGTGGCAGACATGGCACAAAGATAATAACGGTTTGCGCTCGTTGTTATGAGTCGCTTTATCAGGGTGGAAACGATAACTTTTAAACAACACGATAATGACACATTGGAAAACTCAATTTAATTACGACTATCTAGGCGCTTACAGCCTACCGGATGGAAAAGATATAATTCTCACCATCCGCGAAACGAAAAAAGAACAAGTAGTCGGCGCGTCTGGAAAGAAAGAAGAATGTTTCGTCGCTTATTTCTTCGAGAGTGTGAAACCGATGATCCTCAACCGGACGAACTGCAAAACATTGACGAAAATTTTCAAAAATCCGAATTTTGAGTCATGGATAAACAAGCAAATCCAAATCGGAGCGGTATTAGTTGACGCTTTCGGCGAAAAGGTTGATTCGCTTCGTATTCGTCCTTTTCTTCCGAAAGTAGAAAACTCATTGCCTACTGTTGAGACAGGATCGGCAATCTGGAAAAATATCCTCGATGGTCTGGCAGGTGGTTTTACGGTCGCACAGGTACAGACGAAATATAAACTAACTAAAGAACAAATCAAAGAATTAGTAGCACATGAAATCAAGTGAACAAAAAGAAATCGAATGGAAGGAAAAGAGACGGGGCAAAATAACCGCCTCTACGCTTCCCGATCTGATGAAAGCGGGCAAAGGTTGTCCCTTTGGTAAAGGTGCGTTAGACGCAATGTATTTAGTACGATACGAGCGGAGAACCGGGACGATGCGAGAAAACGGAAGTAACAAAGCGTTTGATTGGGGGCATGAAAACGAACCGCTAGCGGTCGAATGGGTACGGAGCCAGTTAATGAACGAGATCAAGTCGTGTACAACTGATTTTAAAGACATTGTTTTCAATGAACCGTTTGAAGGATTCGGAGATTCACCGGATTTCTATGTGTACGGATTTGACGGGAAAGTTATCGCTCTGGGTGAGATCAAGTGCCCGATGTCGCAAGGAAAGATCGAATCGCTGCAGTTCGGAAATACCATCGACGAAAAAGACGAATATTATTGGCAATTCCTCGGACACTTTTTAGGTCGCCCGGACGTGGACAAATTGTATTATGTCATTTATGACGGTTATACAAATGAAGGTCGAATACTCGAAATGAATCGCGCCAACCACGCGGATAATATAAAGAAACTCTATGATCGAATCCGGTTGGCTAGCGAGATGATAGACGAATCTATCCGTTCCGGTCTGGACTTGCTCGATTGTGTCGATAAGGCAAAAGAGGTCTTAAAATTAAAGATGCAGATCGAGGCGTTAAAGCCGGAAGCAAAAAACAGTGTTCCGGTTAAGAATCAGATTTATAAGATACGGAAGGAATTAAAGAAATTGACGAAGAAAGTACCGTCACAACACTAACACAACACGATTAATCACATTTTTATAAACACTTTAATAAACACAAAATTATGATGCACACTTGGTTTTTATGTAAAATTCGTTACGAGAAGGTGATGGAAAACGGAATGCAAAAAAAAGTGACTGAACCGTATTTAGTCGATGCACTAAGTTTTACCGAAGCAGAAGCACGAATAATCGAAGAGGTCACACCGTTTATCTCCGGTGAGTTTACAGTGTCCGACATTTCCCGCGCACATTATAGCGAGATATTTACTAGCGAAGAGGATTCCGCCGATAAATGGTTTGCCGGGCGACTTGCTTTCACTACGCTTGACGAGAAAAGCGGCAAGGAGAAACGGACTTATACAAACGTACTCATACAGGCGGCGGACATTCACGACGCAATGAAGAAACTCGACGAAGGAATGAAAGGAACGATGGCGGATTATTCTTCGATTTTGCTTAAAGAAACGGCGATTGTAGACGTTTATCCGTATGAAGTAAATTAACAAGTGCTATGTTGATAGATAATTCAAAATATCCGATTTTAAATTTTGTGCTCAATGGAAGGATTCATGTTCCCGAAATTGATGCTTGCTCCTTTTATGCAGAAGCAGCCTCTACGCAAAATCGTATAAATGAGGTTCATTCTTTGAAAAATAAAAATGTAGATTTGTTATCAAATAGTTTCTATGACGCTATGATTAAATCTTCAAAATCATTTGAACCTATATTGAACGGTAGCGATTTTACAAAAGGGTTAGAATCTTCTGGTACTATTATTTTCGGAAATATAGGCGTGTCTTATATCATTAAAAATGAAGGAATGGCTTCAATATGGTTTATAAATGGGGTGTGCGCAATAATAAATACAGAGAATGTAACATTTAGAACATCTATGCACGGGGTTGGGGGGGCTGATCTTATGAGTAACGCCAACCTTAGAGTATCTTTTATCCTTTGCTATATTCTTTTTAAAAAATACGCTAAAGTTGACACAAAAACAATTAGTCACAAATCAAAATTAAAGGTTGGAGCAAGAAAATACAAGAATAAGTCAGACATCGATATTAATCTTATGGATTGCACATGGTTTACTACTATTGTTCGAAATGAATGCTTCTCCGTTAGAGGACATTTTAGGCTACAACCCAAAAAAGACAATACTGGGAATTGGACGAAAGAATTGATTTATATTAATGAGTTTCAAAAACATGGATATATAAAAAGAGCGAAGGTTTTATCAAATTAGTAACAACGCGCCGGGTGAAAGCCCCGGCAAATCGGATAAGTGGCGGAATTGGAAACGCCTAGTTATGTAAGGTTGATCGCTAGACATTCCGTTAATGCGGTGCGGCTCTTGAAGTATCATTCCCGGTTCGAATCCGGGCTTATCCACTATTCACAAACCAATTAAAATGACATGGCAAAGTATAACAATGTAAAAATAGACGGATACGACTCTAAAAAGGAATATCGACGCGCTAAGGAGTTGAAACTACTCGAAAAGAAGGGGATTATAACCGGATTACAAGAGCAAGTAAAATACGAGCTTATTTCGCCTCAATATCGTTTCTATGAAGTGCAGGGAGTGCGGAAGATGCTACGTAAAAAGAAGCTGATCGAACGAGGAGTTTACTACATCGCGGATTTCGTTTATTATCGGGATGGTGAGTATATCGTCGAAGATACTAAAGGTGTTCGGACAAAGGAGTATATAATCAAACGTAAGCTCATGCTTTACGTTCATGGAATTAAAATAAAGGAGGTATAAGAATGGTGAAGAAAACAGCACAAAAGCAAGTAAAACACGATTGTCGAACGTGTCGCAACGGAGGAAGAGAGAATAATTTTATTTGCTATTGTTCCGTCCTGAAAGTAGGGCGGGCGATCGGGATAAGGATTTGTAGTTATTATGTCGCTCGATAGACTTTATAAGTGTGATGAATATAGACGGATATACGCTAACCGAAAAGATGCGAAAAGCGCGACGACGTTTCAGATTTACCGCCACCGAACAAGCCCTTTTTTACGAATTAGTGGCTATTTGTAACGGCGAAGATTGGAGGGACGTTTTCGATTGCTCGAACATTGAACTTTGTTTTGCGCTTAACGTGAATGAGAAAACACTAATAAAAGCCCGTGAGTCTTTAATAAATGCAGGATTGATTTATTATAAATCTGGTAAGAACAAACGTATTATAAGCTCTTATTCTTTCGTGAAGGAATTTAAAACTACTGTAACTACTACTGTAAATTTTACAGCCAATCAGACAGCCAATAAGGGAGCCAATCAGACAGCCAATGATACAGTAGATAAGGGAGTCAATGATACAGGGGATAGTACAGACTATAATAAACTAAAACAGAAACCAAACAGAAATATACTCTCTAAAGTCTCTCATGGAGATTTTGATTTTATATCTGACGAGTTTTTAGAAGCGTTTTCGCTCTGGCTTGAATACAAGAAAGACAGGCGGGAAAATTACAAATCGGAAAAGTCACTCAAAGCGTGTTACAACAAATTAGTGAAATTGAGCAAAGGTAATCCGGCGGTCGCATCTCAAATCGTAGATGAATCGATTGCGAATAATTGGGCGGGATTTTTTGAACTAAAAAACGATAAATGCGAATATGGAAACAAGAAGCAAACAGACTCTACCGATAGCGGCGATACTATCATACGGACTACCGTACTATGACGAGCCGATAGAAGTAGAGAAGCGCCCGGAGTGGTTTAAAGCGTGTTGCAAATATGTTTGTCCTAACTTCAAGATAGACGATTCGAATAGAAACATAATGAACCAACTGTTTTTGTATACTGAAGGACGATCCGAGAAGCTAGATTCAAATAAAGGGTTATTGTTACGAGGTGACATCGGTACAGGAAAAAGTACTATCATGCAGATTCTAAACCGATATAGTTATTTCACACGCGGCAAAGCAAGGGGCGGCTATCCGATCGGTGGTTTTAGGATTGATTCGGCTTCCTGTATTGCAAACGGCTTTTCGATGCGCGGAAAGGATGCACTAGAATTGTATACTTACAACAACGGTACGCCGCGAATGATCTGTTTTGATGAACTAGGACGCGAGCCAATCCCGGCAAAGTATTTCGGTACTGAACTAAACGTGATGCAGTATATTTTCCAATGTAGGTACGAGTTGAGACATGAGGCAATAACTCATGTTACAACGAACTTAACGATTAAGGAAATACAGCGTATTTACGGCGCGTATATCGCGGATCGAATAAATGAAATGTTTAACGTATTGGACTTGAACGGAGCTAGTAGAAGATAATTAATACAACGAAACCATGCGAAGCAGAAAAAAGAAACTTGTGTACTTTAAAAAGATTCCGGTTCGCGTTGATCTGGAACAATGGCAAAGGCTCGATAAGATTCGCGCTGACTATCATTTCAAAAGCACATACGAGATTATGCAGTACATTTTAGGCTGCTTTCTCCGGGTTGCCGATCCGATGCCCGGCGATGATGATGAAGAAGTGATACCGGACGAAATCAAAGAAATGTTCTACGATCTATCACAGGCGGAACGACATTTCGAGTATGTAAAACCAAAACGAAAACTACCACAACACAAGGTAGACGAAATGAACGGACAGAAACGATTAGAAGGATTTTAATATGGTTAAAAAACTATCAAACACAAATTATTTGCACGATGTATCAGCAGACCCCGTCGCGGCAAACGAACGAAATCGGAAGTATATAGACCGATTTGTATCAGAGAATTACAACGGTTTAGTTACCAAGTTTTCACCCTTAGACGGTACGATAAATTCAAGCGCTTTCGGAGCACTCGATAAATTAAACTCTACGATTATCTCGCTCTATACTGATCCGAATTTACACTTTGCGGATTGGGAGCAAGCGAATAGGTATCTATCGAGTAAGTTCACGGAAAAGGCGATTCGCGTTCCGGTGAAGAAACCTGTAAAAAGCGAAGTAGTAGAGAATGAGGACGAGATTATTAACGATTAATATTATTGTTTCGATGAAAGACGTAGAACTATTTAACGACCATTTCCAGAACTATAAAACATACGGTATTCCGAAAGCACAACTAATCATTGCGGATATTCCCTACAACATTGGGAAGAACGCATACGGTTCTAATCCATCTTGGTATATCGACGGAGACAATTCTAACGGAGAAAGCGAATTAGCTGGAAAAGAATTTTTCGATACCGATAAGGATTTTCGAATTACTGAATTTCTTCATTTTTGTAGCAAGATGCTCGTTAAAGAGCCAAAAGAAAAAGGAAAATCCCCCTGTATGATTGTCTTTTGTGAATTTCAGCAACAATTCGAACTTATACAGAAAGCGAAGGAATACGGGCTGAACAAATATATCAATCTGGTATTTAAAAAGAACTTTTCGGCACAAGTTTTAAAGGCTAATATGAAGGTCGTTGGTAATTGTGAATATGGTGTACTCTTATATCGGGACAAACTGCCAAAGTTCAATAATGGCGGTCGGATGGTATTTAATTGTTTCGATTATCCTAGAGATACAGATACACCGCGGATTCATCCGACACAAAAATCAGTTCCGTTGCTTGAACGGTTGATCGAACTTTTCACAGATGCGGGTGATGTTGTAATAGACCCATGCGCCGGAAGTGGTACAACATTACTTGCAGCCGCTCAATGCGGGCGAAAAGCATACGGATTTGAGATAAAGAAGAAGTTCTATGCAGATGCGAATAAAATCATTTTGTCGCGGATGCAGCCTAGAATGTTTGTGTAGAATTAATAAATAATAAAGTTATGCGAATACTAGATTTACCATTAATGGCGGTTTGGTTTCTAATGATCGAATCCGGCGAAAAGAAAGAAGAATATCGGGAAATAAAACCGTATTGGATCAAACGCTTAAAGTGTTGCGGACTTCATCCAAGCGCAAAAGGTTGTGACGGTTGTCCGGTTGGTAGTTGCGATCATTATACACACGTTCGTTTCCGGTATGGGTACACCGCGCGAACTATGTTGTTTAAGTTGGATCGTATCTCTGTTGGAGTTGGTCAGAAGAAGTGGGGTGCACCTGATAAGAAAGAAGTGTATGTTTTAAAGTTGGGTGAACGGATTGAATAACTAATAACAAAACAGATATGAATACATATAGATACGAAAACAGACCTTATGATATTCCTTATATGGAACTGAAAATGGTAGATGAAGAAAAGTCTACTCCTTGGAAAACCGTCCCACCTTCTTGGAAAAATTCCTCTTCGAAAGGTGGACGTACTGCGAATCAAATCAAAAAAGACCGGAAGCGGAAGAAAATGAATAAAAGGAAATAATCATAACACAAAAAGAAATGAGCCAAACACAAAATCAATCAAAGTATTATTATTCCCCTCGTTTTCGTCACTTTAATATCTATCGTCGCGATCCAGACGGAGATACAAAGGTAGATGATGCGGCAACGCAGGAAGAGGCGAAACGGAAAGTCTACGAGTTAAACGGATGGAATTACAAACCTAAAAATAACACGGTAAAATGAGTAAAGTAAAACAGTACATCGAACAAGCCACAAACGAGCGCATCCGCTCGCGTGGCTTAATCCGAAAAGTCGCTATCGAAGCGGCTCGGATACAGAGAGACGAAACGAGGCGGCAAGCTATCGAAGTGTATAAACAAATGTGTCCGTCTAAGAACTGCAAAGGTTGTGCAAGCCGGATACATAAACAGGAAACACAATCGACTCGATGCGACGGGAATTGTGCACGGATTAGATTACTTATTAACGGATTAGACCGGATCGAAACGTTATGTATATAATCAGGCGTATTCAATGCAAATCGGGCGATGTGTCCGAGACGCATTTAGTTGAGATAGAAACGGACGACATCGAGGCAACACGAAAGGAGTTGCACGATTGTTATCAATGTGATAAGATTCTTTTTAATTATGACGAACAATGAGTAGAAACCCGCATTACATTAAGATGATTAACTCCAACAAATGGAAGTTACTTCGAGCTAAGAAGCTACAAAGCAATCCGGTTTGTGAAGTGTGCGAAGCGAACAATCGCAGTACACTTGCAACCGAAGTACATCATACCGTCCCGGTTGAGTCCGTGTCGCATGAACTCGGAATGAGACAACTAATGTTTGATTATAACAATCTGCAAAGCCTCTGCCATTCGTGCCACTCTGATGCACATCGACGCGCTTTCAGTCATTCGAAAGAGGCGATACAGGCGAATAATCGAAGGGCGACGGAACGGTTTGTTGATCGCTTCTTGGATAAATAAATTCTGATTGTTGTGAATTTGGCTGTTTTTTCTATGAAGAATAAAGCAGCCTTTTTTTATATTTCAAAAGTGCCTTAATTCTTCTTTTTAGGTTCTTTCCGTAGATATTTATTTACTTTAGTTGTCTTAGTCTTTTTAAAAAGAGTATAAAAAGGTACTCCTTTAGAATTATAATATTTTATCAATAGATAAAATCCATCTAAACGCTTAGGACGAAAGTATTGTTCGGGATTAGGGATCTTTATTCCCGGTAGATAAATCTTTATTCCATTTTCAATTGTGTATTTCATTAACTCATCTGGCTTCGTGAGATATGAGGTTGATATTTCAAATGCTATTTCTTCGTTTTTATCCAGATGACTTTGCTCGTTAAATAGTTTATTACCGTTTACTATTCCATCAAATAAGGGTGATGTCCCATCGTATGTAATTTCGCCTATTGATATATTTCTAGCCGTATATTCGGATACATTTTTTAAGGTACATTCATATCTCCATGTCAGTATATGACTTTTATTTGGTAAAATTTTCCTAGAAGTTAACTCTATGCTAGTTTGTAGATTTAATTTAGGACGTTCTTCATAATATTTTTGATATATAAATTTACTTCCCCACGCAATCAATATTACTACAATTGGGCATATAATAGAAAGAATTAAAGAGTTCATAGCATTCAGAATATATTTACTGCAAATATAAAGAATGTTTCTTTCTTGTATAAAGACGGGGGCGTTTTTTTTATTTTTTAACGCGATAGGCTAAACCCACCTCACCTCATATTTACACGCGCGAGTAATTTTTGAAACGAGGGGGTGCGCGTTGGGGGTAAACTTTTTGCGCGCATCTTCCGAGCTACCAAATACTTGCGATCTTTTCCTATATGCAAAAAGCCTATAAAAATGTGTGATTTGGACGACATAAAAGAAAAGATTCGCGCCGCGATGGAGTCGCAGGGAACATATACGGAAGATTTAGACCTCTGTATAACTCTTTGCGCAGGTTCATATATGGCGTTTCAAATTGCACTAAACGATATTTCAAAGAAGCGTATGAAGTCATACGTGAAAGAAGTGTCCCGCGAAAATAATGATAAACTCACGGCGCATCCTGCTTTCAAAGTTTTATTCGATGCACTCGAAGCAACGCGCAAACAATTACGCGAACTTGGTTTGACCTTTCAAACGCTTTCTGCATCTGACGACGACGAAGTAAACGACTTGATTAACGAAGTAAACAAAATAGGTCGCGATGAACAAGGAGAATAGAGATAAACTGATAGCGTTAAAGCAGTCGGTTGTCTCCGATCTGCATAACATCGACGTTGATTCGTATAAGCTAGACAAGGCAGACGAAAGACTAAATGTGTATATCAAAGGTTGTATTAACAATCCGGACGCGCACAACCTTTACGAGTTGCTAGCCGTTCGCCGCTTCTTTGTTTTCCTCGATAAATACGAATTTCGGATCAAGGAAGTAAAGAAGTTCGTCACGTTCTACGAGCGTTTGAAATTCTCCGGCACAAAGGGAAAGACTAGATACAAACTGACTCCGATACAGGTGTTTCAGTTCTCTAATATTCTCGCGTTTTACAAGCCTGACACAAACAAGCGTTTGATTCGCGAAGCTCTTCTATTCGTTCCGCGTAAATTCAGTAAGACAACAAGTGTAGCGAGTCTTTCGATTAACGATTTGTTGTTCGGTGATGCGAACGCACAAACATACGTTGCTGCAAACTCATACAATCAAGCGAAAGTCTGTTTTGATGAAATACGTAATATTTTAAAGTCTCTCGATCCGAAGTTTAGACACTTCAAAATTAATCGAGAAATCATATATAACCGCATAAAGGGAAAAACCTCTTTTGCCCGTTGCCTTGCCTCTAACCCGGATAAATTAGACGGACTTAACGCAAGCATGGTAATAGTAGACGAGTATTCACAAGCCGATAGCGCCGCATTGAAGAACGTTTTAACGTCCTCAATGGGCGCACGGCTCAACCCTTTAACCGTAGTAATTACGACCGCATCCGATAAAGAAACGGCTCCATTCGTTGAAATGCTCAAAATGTATAAAGCGATCCTACGAGGTGAGATTGAAAATGATTCCATATTTGCACACATCTTTGAGCCAGACGTAGACGATGAGGAAGGCGATCCGGCAACGTGGCGCAAGGTACAACCACACATGGGTATAACCGTTTATGAAGATTTCTATATAGACGCGTATCAAAAAGCACTATATAGCGCGCCGGATGCACTGGAATTTCGAACAAAGTTACTAAACGTATTTACTACCGACCAAACAACAAAATGGATTGAGGCAAAGCAGATCGAAGAACGATTCAAAGATATTAGAATAGAAAATATTGGTACTTATCCGCTTACGATGGTGGCGGTTGATTTGTCCGTTCGAGACGACTTCTCTTCGGTTACTTATAATATCTATTCGAAAGAAAGCGGCTCTTTTCATTCGCATACGGACTACTATTTCCCGGAAGGAGCTTTGAAAGATCATCCGAATCGGGAACTTTACGAAGGTTGGGCGAAAGCGGGTTATTTAATTCTTTGTGACGGTGATATTATCGACTATCAGCAAATAGTAAACGATATACTTGCGCGTGCAAAGTATCTACAAATCATGGGAGTTGGCTATGATCCTTATAAATCGGCTGAATTTGTAAATCTTCTTACTTATTCCGTAGGCGGTGCGAGTGAATATATTAAGCCTGTTAAACAGACATACGGAACGTTTACAAGCCCTATTGAATCTTTTGAACTTGCTTTGTATCGGAGTAAGCTCACCTTTAGCCCTAATCCGATTACGCCGTACTGTTTTAGTAATGCGGTATTAGACGAAGATCGGAACATGAATAAGAAGCCAGTCAAAAAAACGCATAACGCGAAGATTGATTCGACTATAACAAACCTAATGACATTCTACTTATTTAATAACATGGAGGTATAATGAAACTATCTTTTAATTTTGAATTGGGACGTTCAAAGACGCAAAAACGCGCCTTAAATGCAGAGATGAGCACAACGGATAAAGATGCGGCGATAAACTCCCGATTACCATCGTTACCCGGTCAGCCAATAGATGTGCATAACAGTAATCAAGCAATGAAACTTTCAGCCGCATATAGATGTACTTCTATTCTTTCGGGGACTATCGCGTCTTTACCGCTTATAATTAAACGGAAAAAAGATGGATATTTCTCACCAGACGAGGAAAACGATTTATATACGATATTAACCCGTATGCCTAACCGACGAATGAATAGTTTTGAAATGGTTAGGAATATGGTTGTTCAAATCGTAAATCAAGGAAACGCCTACATCGTTATCCGTCGAAAGTTCGGTAGTGTCAGCGAGCTTGTATTATGCGCAAATAATACAGTAACCTATGACAAATTGAATGATGTTTATATTATTTCTGATCCATATAACCGGATATATGGGCGTTTTGAATCCTACGAAATAATCCATCTTAAAAATAATAGTTTGGACGGGGGGTATACAGGAGTAAGCACAATAATGTACGCTAGCCGTATCTTTTCCATAGCCGCGAGTGCAGATAATCAGAATTTACGAACCTTTCAGAATGGAAGTAAAATAAAGGGGCTTGTTTCCGGTGCAAAAGAGATAAATAAAGGGTTGCCCGGTGCAGGTATGACGGATATTCAACTTTCTACGGTTGGAGATCGCATAGAGGAACAACTAAACACAGGAAGAGACATTATTTCAGTTCCCGGCGATGTTGGATTTCATCAACTTTCTATAAATCCGGTTGATGCGCAGTTATTGGAAACAAAGAAATTCAGTATTCTTGATATATGTAGATTTTACGGAGTTCACCCAGATAAAGTATTTGCCGGACAATCTACTAATTACAAAGCTTCTGAAATGAGCAATGTTTCTTTTTTAACTGATACACTGCAACCAATATTGAAACAAATCGAGGCTGAATTTAATTACAAGCTGATTCCTAATTCAGTCGCTCACTTATATAGTATTTCATTTGATTTGTCATGCTTATATCAAACCGATTTAACGACACAAGCAAGCTATTATAAAGCTTTGGAAGAAATGGGAGCTCATTCCCCGAATGATACTCGTAGGGCTTTAGGAAAACCGCCCGTTGAAGGAGGCGACAAAGTGTTTATCTCCTGCAACGTTCAACCAATCGAGGCGGCTAGTCAAAAAGTAGAGCTACCCAAAAACGAAGAAACAAACATATAGTAAAATGATATTTGCAAAATATGGAAATACGAAGTTATACAGAGTTAGGTGCTCCTAAAGTTGGAGATGGAAGAATAATCGAAGGTTATGCGGTTGTATTCGGACAAGAAAGCCGTGTATTGTACGACAGGGAAAAACAACGCGCTTTTGTTGAGGTGATCGAAAAGGGAGCTATAACGGAAGAGTTATTGCGTAGTTGTGATGTTAAAGCTCTGTTAGATCATAATAAACAGAGATTGTTAGCTCGTTCTAATCGTGGTGCGGGAACTTTGTCGCTTGAACTTGACGACTACGGATTAAAATACAGGTTTGAGGCTCCTAGTACTCCCGATGGAGATTTCGCCGTAGAAATGATTAAACGCGGTGATATTTTCGGTTCGTCTTTTGCGTATGCTTTAAATGAAAAGGATAAAACAAAAGTTTCCTATTCAATGAAAGACGGGTTGTTGCTTCGTACTGTACACATGATTGATCGGATTTCCGATATATCTCCCGTTGTTGATCCTGCTTTTTATGGTACAGATGTAACGGTGCGGAGTATGGACGATACGATAGCGGAGTTGTCCGGCGAGAATAAAGACTATCTAAATGAAATTAATAATTTACGCAAATCAATTTAAAACATGAGAAAAGAATTTGAAACTATTGCTCAATACAAAGAGCAGATGCGCGCTATGTTGGATAAAGCAGAAGCGGAAAAAAGAGCACTCGACGCAAGCGAGAAAGAGCAGTTCGAGCAGTTAAAAACAAAGAAAGAACTTTTGGAAATGAAAGTCGAACGCCGTGCGCTTGAAGATATTAACGCGGGACTGGTGTCAGACCGTCGCGTGTTGTTTTCACAGGCTGTTTTTGACGTCGTTAATCATCGCTCTTTGGAAGAATACAACGGAGTAGTATCGGAAGGCGGTATTAAAGTTGTAGAACGTGCGGTGACTGTTACAGATACAACCGATGCGGCTAGCATGGTTCCTGTTACAATCGGTGAAATCATTGAACCGTTAGAAAAAGGCTTGATTATTGATAAACTAGGTATCAAGATGCAAAGCGGGCTTGTAGGTGACCTTGTTTTCCCAACATTGGCGGCTGTTGAAGCAATAATTCAGGGTGAAAACGTTGCGGTTACCGATACCGAATTGAATATCGACAAAATCAAGGCTTCACCCAAACGTGTATCTATTTCTATCCCGGTGTCTAAGCGTGCGATCAACCAAACGAACTACTCTTTGCAGGACGTAGTTTTAAAACAAATTTCGCTTGGTGTTGCCCGTACTTTGAACAAATGGATGTTTTCGGGGGCTGCGTTGTCTGGTGCAAGTAACGGCGTGTTTGTAAAGGCAAAACCAGATGTTGAATATACAAACGCGTTGACATTTGCGGATATTGTTTCGCTTGAATCTACCGTAATGGATGCGGGCGTAGATGTAACCGACGGTACAGCTGCCTATGTTTGCACTCCAAAGGTGTATGGTGCTTTGAAATCCACTCCCAAAGCGGCGGGGGCTGCTGAAATGATCTGCCAAAATGGTATGGTGAACGGTTATCCGGTTCTTGTTACTAACTACATGGACGCCGATTCTATCGGATTCGGTGTATTCTCCAACGCTGCTATCGGTCAGTTCGGCGATATGGATTTAGTTATAGACCCGTATACCGGAGCGAAAAGTAATGTCGTAAACTTTGTGTTGAATACTGATTATGATATTGTTGTAGCTCGCCCGGAAGCCTTTGCCATCGCAAAGAAAAAAGCTTCTGCCTAATCCTATAACCTATCATTCATTAAAGGGCTGGGGCTTCGGCTCTAGCCCTTTCTAATTTATACAATATGGCACAATACGTAACACTCGAAGAACTCAAACAGCATTTAAATATTGATTTCGACACGGACGACGCGTATATAACCGGGCTTATCGAACCCGTTCAACTTCTTATCGAATCGTATCTAAATAATCCGCTAGATACCTACGTTAAGGACGCAAAAATAGATCGGCGTATCTGGCACGCGATCCGCATCCTTATAGCGAATTACTACGCAAACCGTGAATCGGTAATATTTGCCACTCCGCAAGTTATTCCGGGGCACATAGAACTATTACTGCAACCTTTAAAACGATATACGTAATGCAAGCAGGATTATTAAACGAAAAGATCGCTTTTTACCGTAGCGAGTCAAAGCGCGATAATCTGGGCGGTACGTCTGAAAGTTGGGTGAAAGTATTCGATAAACGCGCATACATTCGCTTTAAGTCGGGTGCACGTAAAGAAGCGAACGGCGAGATATATAATACGACCGTTAATACGATAATGATTCGCATCTGTAAAGAGATCAACGCTAAAATGAGGATCGAATACGACGGGCAGAAATACAAGATTCTATCTATCAATCACGACCGGAAGCAACAAGCAACGGTTATAGAAGCGGAGGTAATCAATGAGTAACGACAATTACACCGGGCGCAACTTGTATCGCGTCGAAGTGGATGCAACGCGAGTAAACGAACTACTTAAACGGTTGAACGATAAAGAAGCAAAGAAGGCAATTTCCTCCGCTCTTAGAAAGTCGATTCTTATCATTCGTAAACAGGCACAGGAAAATCTAGTTTCCGCTGTTACTGATGCAGAATTTAGCAGTTCTAAGAATGGCGTATCGTTCAAACCGTTAAAGAACGAAATAAACGTAGCAGTTTATCGCAATGCTTCCGGTGCACGGGTTGACTTGATCGACCGCCGCAAAAAGGGATCACGCGCCTATATGCTGAAATGGTTCGAATCAGGAACAAAAGAACGAGCTACCAAAAAAGGAGCGAATAGGGGTATTATAAATGCTTCCCACTTCTTCTCTAATGCGGTCAAATCGAAGCAGAAAGAAGCAGAGAGCTCACTAGAGAAAAATATAATTGATTCTATAATGAAAGTAGCAAATAAAAAGAAATGAGTTTATCAATAGGCGCACACGTATATAAGAAATTAAGCGACTCTACAGAGTTGGCAAAATTGGTTTCTGATAAAATATATGCGATTTCGACCAAAACGGAAACATCTTTTCCGTTTGTGATCTACAAACGCAACTCCTTAACGCCGGAATATACGAAAGATAGGTACGGCACGGGTGACACTGTTTCGGTTGAGATCGTTGTCGCCAGTGATAACTATTTGAACTCTGTTACAATCGCGGAAGAGGTACGTAAATCACTCGAAAACAAACGAGGAAGTTATGATAACTTCGATGTGATCGATTCTAAACTAATTAGCGCGAATGAGGATTTTATAGAAGATACTTTTATTCAAAGCCTCGTATTCTCATTTAAAACTGAATAATTAACTAAAACACGATAAAATTATGAGTAAAGCAAAATCAGTGTTAGGAAAAGACCTAATGTTATTCATCGACGGTAAAGCCATCGCACTTGCCACATCTTGCAAATTGGGGCTTTCGGCTGAAACAATCGACACGCAAAGTAAAGATTCGGGTATCTGGACGGAGAAGGACATCAAGAAACTTTCTTGGAACGCTTCCAGTGAAAACGTATTTAGCGCGGATGCAGATGCGAATAGCTACGATAAACTATTCGCTTTGTTCTTGGCGCATAAACCTGTTGTTTTGAAATTTGGCGTTGTTGGCAATCCTGACGTAAACGAAATGCCCGCCGCCGGATGGACGCTAGCGGAAGGCGCATATACAGGTAGTGCGGTTATCACTTCGCTAGAAGCAAATGCGCCGGATGGTGACAAAGCAACACTATCAATCAGTTTCGAAGGAACCGGACCGCTTGCAAAGGAAGCAGCTAGTAAATAACTTACGGGCGGTGTTTTGCCGCCCTCTAAACGACTTATTCAATGAAAACAATATCACTTAACGGAAAAGATTTTTCTTTGAAATATACGCTTCGTGCGTTCTTTGTGTTCGAATCTATATCCGGCTATCCGTTTCAGTTCGGGAAGATGTTAGACGAGTTTCTTTTGTTTTATTCGTTCCTGCTTGCCTCTAATCAGGAATTGTTCAAAATGGAATTTGAGGAATTTATCGAATTATGCGAAAATGACTTGACGCTATTCGAACAATTCAAAGAATTTATTTTGGATGAAATCAAACTACGTTCGCAATCGGCAGGAAATGACGTAAAAAAAAAGAAGGTGACGACGCGGAAACGAAAGCCGTAAGTATACGCGAACTTTATTCGCGCGTTGTCGGTGAGGGCGGGATCGCTCCCGATTACTTCCTCGATAAAATGGACTTTATCGAGGTTGAATCGTTTATAGACGGATTGAATCGACGTAATCGGGAAGCGTGGGAACAAACTAGATTGCTAGGTTTCATTATAGCGCAATCGAATAGCACTAAAACGCTAAAGCAAACCGATATACTCCGGTTCCCGTGGGATGAAGAAGAAAAGAAAGATACGAGCGTAACGGACGAAGAGATGCAACGATTACGAGCTAAAGCAAAAGAAGTAGAATCACAATTAAACACGCATAAAGATGTCTGATATAGTAACAAGATTATTGCTTAAAACGAATGACTTTGACGCAAATCTAAATAAGTCGAAGAAGAATGTAAACGCTTTTCAAAGCGACATTTCTAAAATGTCCGGCGTTGCAGTATCGGGAGTTATGAAGTTCGCCGGGGTTCTTGGTATTGCTGTAACTGCCTCGGAGGGTTTCAATAAAGTAATGAATAGCAGTCAGACGCTAGGAGATGAATATGCCCGTACTATGGACGGCTTAAAAGGTGGCGTAGACCAGTTTTTCTACTCTATCGGTAGTGGAGACTGGACGCCGTTCATGAACGGGTTAACCGAAACTATACGTCTAGCACGCGAAGCATACAGCGCGATGGATCAATTAGGAAATACAAAAATGTCGTTCTCTTATTTTGATGCAAAGAATCAAGCAACCATACAAGAACAAATAACTATCTTAAAAGATAAGGATTCAACGGAAGAGCAAAAGAAAGCAGCTAGGGAACTATTAGACAAGACGCTGAAAGACCAAGAGGAAATCGTAGGACAATATAAACAAAGAAGTCAAAACGCATTACAAGCAATGGTAAAGGCGGCAATAGGACTTGACGGCGTAGATGTTTCGGCAATAGATATAGATAAAGTGTTGAGATTAGATGTATCTTCGGTAGGCGATAAACAAAAGGCACAATTAGCGAAACAGTATAAAGACTTCGTAGATGAATACGATCGTTTAAAAGCCAAATTCACAACTTACGAAACGGTGGGTTCTGGAATGAATGTGCACACGGTTACAACAACAGATACAAATGCATTGAGTAAGGCAATAAGCCCGATGTTATCGAAGTATCAGGATGCAATACAATATAACGCGATTTTAGTAAAGAAGAGTGATGAATGGTTGCAGAATTTAATAAACGTTGCAACGGCAGCAGAGGCGGCGGGACGGAATTTATCTAGTATGACGAAAGCGGCGAACCGCGCTTCACAGTCAGGAATGGGCGGGAAAACGCCAAAGGAAGAACCGAAAGAGGGCTCTATCGCTTGGTATGACACGCAAATCGCAGAGCAAAATAAAAAACTTATTGCTGAAACCGACATGCAAGCGCGTTCCGCCATTCAAGCAACAATTAATGAACTCGAATCAAAGAGGATAAGTTTAAAGTTTGTTGTAGAGCAAGAAACGTTCAAAAGTGCTCATGGTGAAATGAAAGACGGCGCTTTGTCTCTTCCGGTAAAACCAACGTATAAAGATAAAGTTCCTACTCATGGGAAAGAAGGTAAAAACTTAAAGTTGCCGAAATATGATCCACTTTTTAAAAAAGAAGATATAGACATGAATGAAAGGTATGCCGAATCTCTATCTGCAGTTGGTAGTATTATGGGGTCTTTATCTGGAATAACCAATGAAAGTGCGGCGGCGTATCTTCAATGGGGCGCAAATGTTATATCCAGTATTGCGCAGGCTATTCCGGCTATTCAATCGTTAATAACTGCGAAACAGACCGAAGCAGTAGTTAGCGGCGTAGCTTCCGCAGCGGAAACGCCCGTTGTCGGTTGGTTATTGGCGGGAGCCGCCGTTGCTGCCGTCGTCGCTGCAATGGCTAGTATCCCTAAATTCGCAACGGGTGGTATTGTGCCTGGCACATCATTCACAGGCGATAAAGTTCCGGCTTTACTCAATTCAGGCGAGATGATTCTAAACGGATCACAGCAAAGTAATTTGTTTCAAATGCTTAATAGCGGTTTATATGGCTCCTTATCGCAAAAGATTGCACCGTCTGCAGAAAATGGAAATCAGCCCGCAAACGTAACGTTTCGCATACATGGAAGAGATTTGGAAGGAGTTTTGAGTAATCATTATAATCAGAAAAGCAAAGTAAGATGAAACTAAGATATTATTCAGAGTTTAAGAGCAGGAAAGACAAGACGTATAGAATCGAAATTCATACGGTCTTTGCAACGTATTCCGAAGAACTCACCCTAACAGATAGCCCGTTTACTGTTGAGTATGAATCGGACACTCTATACAAGCCGTTGAAAATGTCTAATTCGGTAACAAGCATATTGACAGATAAAATTTTATCAGACCTATATACAGCCGAAGGGCAAAATATAGAAGTTCGTTTGTATAATAAAACCGATGATGTTTTAGAGTGGTTTGGATATATGAGTCCAAATTTATATTCGAGCGATTATATAACTCCGCTTAATATAGTGGAGATACAGGCAATCGATACTATTTCCGTTTTGGAAAATAAGAAGTACTCTTATATTAATTCTTCCGAGGTCTATTTTAAAAGTTTCAAAGATGTAATAATGCACATTCTTGATATTGCCGATCCCGGAAAGATTCTAAACAAATTGTACTTTCAAAAAACTAATAGAATCTCGAAAGATGTTTCTACTTCTTTGATAGAAGATATTTATATACACGAACGAAATTTCTTTGATGAAGCTAACGAGCCGATGAATAGTAGAGATGTTTTAGAAGAAATCTCTAAATATATCGGTATGACGTTCATTCAGTATCAGGATGCTTATTATATGATCGACTATGATTTTATCAAAAACGACGAGCTTCATTTTTTCGTTTATGATAGAATAAGCGATACATGTGAAAGTATAACAATCCCTTCCGCACTATTGAATGTGCGTAATATTGGCGTATCTGAAAGCGCGGGAAGTATATCGCTTGGTGATGTGTATAATAAAGTATCTGTTGTTGCTAATATGAATCAGATAACCAACTTATGCCCGGAATTGCTCGACGACGATAAGGATATAGTAAATCAAAACTCCGATCCCAATAAATATTATATATCTGGTAAGGATATAGACGGAAAGAATTACACCCTTCTTAATTCGTTTTTTAAATCTAATAGTAATTGGGGGTATTTGATACCGAGCTTTTCATTTCTTGATATTCCGGCAGAAGGTGTTGAAGTGACTATCGACAACGTTAATGATATATATTCCGGTGTGGTATGGCAGAAGTACAGCGACTACACAACAGAGGACGGGGAACCGTCTTCTTTAAGTTGGAAAACCTGCGTTTCATTCCTGCAAGCGTATAATATAATTAGTGCTTCTCGAAAGACTCTTTTAACATTGAAAAACGGAGAGTATTCTTTATTCAAAGGAGGATATTTCATAATAAATATCGCTTATAGAATGTCCGGCTCTTTTCTTCCGAACGATATAATAAAAACGTCCGATGAAGTATACTCTAATACAAAATATGGCGCCGGATTTGATAATACGATGGTTCCTTGCAAATTATATATAGATGATTACTATTATGATGGTGAAGTATGGAGAAATCAAAAGTATTATACGGATCGAGTAAATCGAGGCTATTATAAAAATACGCATAACTTAACTTATAAAGGGGCTACATGGTATAGGTATAAGGATGAATTTGGAGATTGGAGATTTGTAAGTAAGGGCGAGTATGATTCAGTTAGTGGTGAAAAGGCTTCCGGCGGGTTCGAGGATAGAAATAAGGTTTATGCGTATAGGGAAAACGGCGAAGATATTTTTGTCGAAAAATGGTATCACGACGAATGTACGCTTAAAGATGGTTTCTATTTGGTTCATATAAACAAAGAAGGTGATAAAGTTTTCGATGATGAAAAGAGATTAACGAATACTGTTAGTTATAGATTTAATCTGTACGACTCAACGGACGGAGTCGCGATTAAACTTCCAGATGATAAAATACTATGCGGAAAGATACGCTTTGAATTAAGCACTCCGAATCATTTAGGAAAGTATCCTATGTATCGAACGGATGGGGGCTGTCACCCTTGTACTGCATTTCATATATCCGATTTCACATTTAAGTATACTAACAATAAAGTTACATACGATATATTTAATAATGCAGTTGACGACTCCGACGTAGTTTACAGCAACGTGATAAACGACAATAATGTAACAGAAATGGACGACATCGAACTACTAATCAACTCAAACGCAAAAAATATTTCTTCTTATTCAAATTGCGCTACCAAATCAGGGGATAAATTTGATTATTTAAAAACGGTATATAGTCCGTTGCACGATAAAAATGTATTGCCGGAACAAATACTAATAGACAAGTTTTATACACATTATAAAGCTCCTAAATTTAGATACAGCAATAATTTGAATCGTGGCTTTTCGATACTGTCTAGGATTTACGAAAATTCCCTCAAAAGAGAAATGATAGTAGATCAAATGAGTATTGATTACGCAAATGAAAGTTGTAACGTATCATTAATAGAAACATGATAGAAGTAGAAAATAAGAAAGTGCCTCATTCGTTTCGGAATAAGTATTTACGCAATTCCGGTTCGGTAAGTATTAGTACAACAACGCCAACGCCTATAAATGGCGGCGGGGCTAATCTTGACGTGCTGAAAATCGATGACGGGCGTACTGTTTCAGATGAGAATGTATTTTCATCTCTTCGTTCCCTATTTGAAATAAAGTCTCGTATTATTGCTCTGACCGACGATAATACGGCACTGACCGACGATAATACGTTTTCTTCTTTGCGCATAAGGCAGGAACTAGATGCGGCTATCGACGCTTTAAAAGACTCGTATCTATCCAAAACAGCACCAGACGAAACGCAATTTCTTATCAAGTTGCTAGGTGGTTTAATCGTTGACAATGGGCTAGACGTAACGAAGGGTATTTCTACGGATACGTTGACCGCAACGACAGTAACAACGCAAATACTCAACGTTCTTGATAAACTGATTGCGAAATCAGCGACTTTTTCCGACAATGTGACTGTATCTAAGAAAACGACAACGCTAAACTTACTCGTTCAAGAGCTTGCAGAAATACACGATCTAAGTGTATCTCACGTTGCAACTTTAATGGGTACAATAGTAAAGGACTATATATCTTCCAAGTCTTTTGTCAGTGGTTTTGGCGGCGAAGGAATGAAGATATATAAAGCGGTCACGGGTGACTGGAATATGGAAATTGATAATCTTACAGTTCGAAAGATATTTTCTGTATTTGAATTGGTCGTTCAAAAGATAACTTATCAGGGTGGTATGATTATTCGTTCCGCCGCGGGCGGTAAATTAACCAAAGTGATCGACGGCGGCTCATATTGGAGATGTGAGCATGATAGTACGGATGATTTCGTTCAAGACGATCAAATAATATGTCAGGCGTTCACGGGTACGGAAACAAAACGTTATTGGCGTTTAGTTACTTCTGCCGGAGCGGGCTATTTTAATCTATCTAAAGTAGACTGTGAAGAAGGAAGCGGAATACCCGAAACCGGAGATAATGTGGCAGTATTAGGCAACAGAACTAACACTGCTAGACAAAAAGCACAAATAGATTGTTCTGTTGGTGATTCTGCACCTTATCGGGATGACTACGACGGAATTAATTCTTATTCGCTTGTAAATCGACTGATTACACGTACCGGAAATCTTAATGGTATTACTGATGCTGTATTCGGTGTATTGACCGGCTCTGGTTTGTACGGCACTAATGTTTATTTAAAAGGTACATTTGTACTTCATTCTGGAAAGAAAATAGAAGAAGCAATCGACGATGTTAAAAACGATCTAAATGGGAGAATAACCGATGTAGAGACGAACTTTGAAATTCGTGAAGGACAAATTTCTTCTAAGATTAAAGAAGTTAATATTGCCGTATCGAACGCGAAACAGAGTGAAACGAACGCTTCCGGTTCGGCTACATCCGCCGGAGTTTCTGCAAATAACGCGTCTAAAAGTGCCACGGATGCACAAGGAGCAGCGACTAATGCCGGGAAGATATTGGAGGAAGTAACATTAAAAGAAAGTTCTGTAACTCAAACAGCCGGAGAAATTTCTACAAAAGTAACCGAAGTTAATAAAAAGGTAACCGAGGCGAATACTGCCGCTACAAATGCGAAAAACTCCGCTACGTCTGCATCCGGTTCTGCTGGAACTGCATCCGGTAAAGCGGGCGAGGCTGCAAATTCGGCAGCTAATGCAAAACAATCTGCAGATAATGCGGCGAAAGTCCTCGAAGATGTGACTTTGAAAGAAAGCTCTATTAGCCAGACCGCCGGAAACATAACATTGCAGGTTACGGAAGTCACGAAGAAAGTAGTAGAAGCGAATACCGCCGCTACAACCGCTTCGACTAAGGCGGCAGAAGCATCTACAAGTGCTGGAACGGCTTCAACCAAAGCAGGGGAAGCATCTACCTCTGCAACTAATGCGAAAAATAGTGCTTCTACTGCTAGCACTAAAGCGGGGGAAGCTTCTACTTCCGCGACAAATGCGAAAAATTCAGCAGATAGTGCAGCGGCAAAGCTCACTGCCATTTCCCAAAAAGAATCTAGTATCAATCAGACGGCAAGTAGTATCACATTACAAGTTAAAGAGGTGACAACTAAAGCTAATGAAGCTGCTAATTCTGCAACAACCGCTGCAACTAAAGCGGGTGAGGCTGCTAGTTCAGCAACTAATGCGGCAAAAAGTGCTACAGACGCAAAGGCACTTCTCGATAATGTAGATGGCAAGTATGTAACCAAGACGGTATACGATTCAGGAATTAAGGTGCTAAGCAATAGTATTGATCTGAAAGTTGAAAAGACAGATTTTAACGCATTAGGATCACGTGTTTCTGCTGCGGAAGCGTCTATAAGTGCCCAAGCCGGGCAAATTGCGCTAAAAGCCTCTCAATCATCCGTTAATGACTTAACCGGAAGAATGAGTACCGCCGAAAGTAGCATTACCCAGAATGCAGAGCAAATCAGCTTGAAAGTAACATCCACCGAAGCGGGTAATATTGCCGATGGCAAAGTTAATGCCCTAAAAAGTGATCTTCAGGCAACCGGAATAGACATAGCAAATCGAAAAGTAACCGTAACAGCCGATACCTTCCGCGTACAAGACAACTACGGAAACGCGATAGCGGTATTTAAAACCAATACTGCCGGAAAGCCTATTCTTAGGGCTGAAAATATAGATGTTGATAATCTTGTCGTTAAAAAACTTGCCGCTGTTGATGGCACTATTGGAGGCTTTAAGATTTCTGCTAATAGTATAGGGACAG